TTACGCCTGGTTTCAAACTTGTTTCTGTTTCATCGCTAAACAGGTTATCCACTGATTCCTTCGCTTCTGCTTGTAGCTCTACTAATTTTATTTCAAATAAATCCTGCGCTGTTGCAATACGATTCAATAATGTTGTTTTTATCTCTCTATCAGGTAGTGCCTCTACTAATTCCCTTGCTTCATCAATATCTACTTGTTCTATTCCTTCGTTCAATTCTGTGTCTGTTATGTCTACAAACAGCCTCGCTACTGCATCTTCACCATTATCAAGTACAATCGTTCTATCCTCATACAACGTTCCATCGACATTCACTTCAACCCTGATTGGGATTCCAGCCTCTGACAGCCATGACGCCATATCTTGACTTTCCCAAAGACCATGTTCATTTACAATAGGTTTATTAGCAAGTTTATACTCACTTCCTAATACAAGCAAGAAGATGGTTACTTCACTACCAACAGGCCCTTGCCCTTTAATAATTTTATCACCTTGGACAATAGTTGATATTTTAAATTCATCTGTGATTTCTGCTGCTTCCACAAATTTATTTGTAAAATTCAAAGGAGTTTGTACTATTGTATTAGAAGATGAGACAATTCCAGTTACTAGTGTAGCACCTACCAGAAATTTCTTAACTAAATTTTTTTCACCCATATAAAATTCCTCCATTCGTATTCCATACATTGCTTAAAATTAGACTATATGTTCACTCATTTTATGTTTATATTAGTTGTATCACGTGGGTACTTATAAGGTGCTAAGCCATCCTCTAACTTGCTGACCAATAATTTACTATTGATATCCAAAATAATTATATTGACTAGTTCTCCAACTGGGGATGTAGTATTTAAATCTAACTTGTCATCTGCTCGATTTTCAGCAGGTTGCACAATATTAGAGCTTGCAAAAACTTGTACTGGTGTAATAATTGCTGTCAAAGTCACTACCGCGATTGCCATTAACTTCCCAAATTTCTTAAAACTATCTTTTATCAAAAAAACCATCTCCTACTTCATTTATTTTAAAATAAGGATTTGTTCTTTGCCTTAGCTGTTTTCTGAATCGCTATTACATAAATAATTATAGTATATTCCTTCTTTCAAATTTGTCCTTTCCTGGTGTTAATTGTTCCTTTGATGTCATTTCTATATGTAGCTTTTCTGTTATTCTTACCAATGTTTAGCAGTACAACAAAAAAAGAACCCATTGATAATGCCCACTTTGGCAATTAAAAACAGGTTCTTAATATAATATTTTTCTTACTGTAGTTAAATTTAGAACAAGCCACCATTGTAATCAGCAGTTTTACCATTGTAATTAATAATCTCGCTATTATGATTTTTACCATCGAAAATGATATCGGTAATTAGTTTCCCAGCTTCCGGAACTGTCTTCATGAAATCGCCTGTCATGTTGCCGTTCAGGTCTGTCGTTACTCCACCGGGCATGATTCCAAAGATTTCGAGTGATTTTTCTGCGGTTATAAAATTCTGTGCAAAGCTTTGCATCATGGCATTCAGTGCCGCTTTACTTGTCTTGTATGCGAACGGGTTGAAGAAGTCGGACATGCCAATCGGTATCGTGATGTTTAAAATTCGTCCGTTGTTTGCTTCAAGTGTTGGTAGGAGTTGTTGCGTTAAGTCGAACGTGCCGAAAACATTGGTTTCCATGACTTCTCTTAGCTCGTTTACCGTGAATTCCGAACCTGGCTTTCTCATGTCACCGGGAATTGCGGCGTTATTAATGAGCATCGCGAGGTCTGGATGTTCTGATTTAATCGTGTTTACCGCCGCCGAAATCGTTTCGTGATTCTGTAAATCAATGTTTACGTATGTTGCGTCAATGCCTTTCGTTTTGAGCTCATCAGTCGCTGCAAGTCCACGGCTCGCGTCACGCGCACCTAGCAAAATCGTCCAGCCGTTTTCCCCCATCTGATACGCGATTTCTTTACCAATTCCTTTGTTTGCACCTGTGATAAAAACTTTTTTTGTCATCGTTTGTCTCCTCCTAGTCTTTATGTCGCTTTCACTATAAACCTAATTTGGCTGGTTTTCAAATTTTAGAACAGAAAGAAGCTCCCGATGAGATAAAAAATCCAATCGAGAGCTTCCTACTATTAATATTGCGCGAACGACTACATCATGCCGCCCATTTAACAACCTTCTACACCGCTATATATCAAGCTACTTCACAAAAATAAATATCCTGATTTTCTAGTTCTTTCTATAATATTGTCTATTCGTACCTATTTTAATTTATTTTTCAAATGTGGGCGAAATGTGGGCATGTTATGTATAACACCGATCAGCACACGACCGGTGTTTTTGTCTCATTGTCAGCAAATGCTTCGGGATGAGAACAAACGTATTATATCAGAAATGTAAAAAATAAAAAAGCCCTCGAAATTAATCGAAGGCCTAGTTGGTTTATAGCGTTGAAAACTGCGCAAGCGAATCGTAACCAAAACCGTCAACTCGAATAACGTATTTGGAATTAACATAGCCTTCCCAATTCCAATATCCTGCGCGGTTATAAGCAATCGGGTACCAGCCGTTTTTCATCGCACCGGTGTTTACGCGGATCACTTCGTTATTAGCTAGCGTTGTAATGACTTTCCCGCTTGTATTCGGTTGAGCTCGTAAGTTTAGCGCCCCTGATGTTACTACGGCGGCACACCATGTATTTATTTTAGCTGGCGCAAGGTAGTAGGTAGTATTTAGATATCCTTTTACATTCCGATATACTACTTGTTGTGTTACTGTATCATACTTAACGACCGAACCTCTATAAATATACCCTACAATCGTACCGCGCGCATTATGCTTACTATATACATTCTGTTTTTGTATCACAACCTCTTTCATAATTGCTGCCTGCGTTGTTGCCGGAACCGCGAAAAATAGTAGACTTGCTAATAGAACTAACATGATTTTTTTCATTTTATAAAACTCCCTTTTCTCCATTTTATTTTTTCTTTAGATATAGATTGTTAACCGGAATATAGCCAACCACACCGCCAGATAACACAACTTTGTACCATTTGTTCACCTGTCCAATAACACGAACCACATCACCTTTTTTACGTGATTGCACAACTTTCGTATTCCAATCTTGCCCGGCTCTAAAATTTAGCCCCGTCTGACACACGTATTCAAAGCACGGATCTTTATCAAACCAATACGCATCAAACGCGGCAGAGAACCAGCCTTCTTTTTCACCCCAAATAATTTTAACGAATCCATTTTTGGTTTGGTCGTAATCGATAACCGCGGTATATGTGTAAGGCAAATTAAAAGCGACTTTTGAATTCCAGTCGCCGCCCGTTCTGATATTCAAGCCTTTAGGCTCCTTCACCCACACGCGTTTTGTGCCTTTTTTCTTACCAGCGGAGCTATTTGGAATAGCTGGCAAAGTCGGCTTTTTAGCCCCTCCTGCTTTATCGTATAACTCGAAATGTGGATAATCCTTAAAACTTGTCCAATCACCGCCCCATTTGAACCCAACTGTTTTCGCAATTGCTACGACACGTAACCAGCGCTTAGAAGTAGTTTCCCATACAACATTTTTACCGTCAGCCGTGTACAAACAGAGGTCAACCGCTACACCGTAATTGTGGTTTGATTGGCCACCTCTAGCATTTGTAACAATCTGACCCGGTTTAGTTCTACCTTGCGCATAAAGTGCATCTTGCTCCGCTTTTGAGCGGAAACACGGATTAACGACGCAAATATAGATACCCTCCTCATGCGCTTTTTGAATTACGTACCTCGTGCGTTCCGCTAAATCTTTTTCAACACCCGATACATTTAAACGTGAGTTTGCTTTTTCGATAAGCCAGTTTAATGTTAATGTCATTTTTCATCATCCTTTTCAATTTTATTTTCTTGCTCATCTTCCTTTTCAATCTCATAAAGTTTGCCTTTTTCGATTAGTTCCGCTTGCCTCTTCCCGTTTTTAAATAGGAAGGTATTTTTAAATGTCGGATATACGGTACCTCCAAATGCGACGATAGCAACAACTAGTGGAACAAAAGCGCTAATACTATCCACCGTAAGCCAATCAAAAGAAATATTCAGCGTCAAGAAAAAGCTATACAACCCCATTAGTACACCGGTTAACTGTACAGCCCATTGCTTCGATTTATTCATTTCATCACCGCCTTTCAATCTTAGAATCTCTTAATAATCGTTTGTATCAAACCCATGATGACAATTGTTGCAAATCCAATGATGATACCGGGTAAAACGCTAGGGAAATCAACCAGAAATATCGCCGCAAAAAACGCTGAGATAACGGCAGCCATTAGTAGTCCTAACATCCGCATAAACAGACCAAGCCTAATTTGCCATTTGGCTTGAATAAGCGTACCTACACCAACAAGCACTGTCATAATAAGAAAAATAAATGCCCAGGCGTATTCAGGTATGAAATCCGCTAATATTCCGTATGCGCTCGATGCCTTATCGTCAAACAAATACGGATTGTAAAGTAATGCGACTGTTTCATAAGCGCCAAAAACCGTAACCCCACTTTCGATTACGGCAATTCCTTTAAATTCGACTGTCTTTTTAAATGGCATTTTCAAAACCCCCTTGTAATCAAGAAAGTAAGGATTCCTACTACAAGAGACGCTAGGGCGCCTATGATAACGTTTAAACTCATTTTCCTGTCTTTATCGCGCTCCTTGACAAAATCCTCGACTTTTTGTTCTGATTTTTGCAACTCAAGCTTCAAATCTTCTACTTCTTTTTTTAAGCTTTCATGTTCCCATCGTGGTACTGGCTCTGTCATGTCTTTAGGCATCCCGTCACCTTCTTTCTTTCCATAAAAAATACGCCTATTCGGCGCTTTCTTCTGATTCCAACGATTGCTTGGAAGCAATAATTTCATCGGCTTCTTGTTGTGTAATTTTTTTCAGTGTTACAAATTTTTGTACGTCTATTTCGTTATAATTCCCGTTTAAGAAGAACCCCTGTACTTTCGCTTTCCAGTCCATTTACATCACCTCCGCAATCAATAAAAGCATATCTGCATTATCCTGCATGGATTGTTCAAATTTGAAATCTAGTTCCGCGATATGCATCAGCTGATCTGCGTTGTCTTGCGATAACAACTCCGTTTCACTCGGTGTAGGTGGAACCATTTCAGGCGTTTCGCCATTTACCCATTTATTCTTTTTATTATCCCAAATCGCTTCGTTAGAGGGGCTAGGAGCTGGTTCCCATGTACAACTTGATGGCAATGTGAAAATCTCTTTTGTTTGCACATCGGGTATATTAGTCGGTTCCATCAAAACCATCTCTTTCACAGTGCCTTTTTCTACACCTTCATCGAGGTTTTCAGAAAGATTCTCATGTTCAATCTCAACTTCTTGAAGCGGGAATAATTCTTTTTGATGAATGCTAGCTTTAAAACTATCATCAAACTCTTTGCCGTCATCTGTGACGTATATGAAAGTTGGAAACACTATATTATCTCTAACAAATACCTTTTTTTCATCATATTCATAAGCAATCTTAAAGCTCATGCTGCCACCTCTTTCGTAAGATAAATTATGCTAGCGAGTGATACGGCCGCTGTTGTACTTCCGATTGCAACCGCCTCAATGTTCCCGTTAACCGGATTTACATACAGATTACTTTGATTCGCCGCCACACTAGATTGCTGCGCCCCTGGGAAGGCTGTTTGATAGACCTCATCTGGCAAGAAAGTTGTTGGCATGGTCGCTACAACGCCAGTAGCAGCGGTTACCCATCCTTTGAGCCAAACCAGATAACGATTACCTAGTTTTATAGCCACATAGCCCACTACACTACCGTTTTGCGCTGTAAAGCCATTTTTCAAAGTCAGCGGTATAGTCGGACTATTAAAACTAGCTTTAAATGCATCTATCTTCGCTTGCGAGCTTAAAACGGTTTCAATATCATTGCCGAATAGTGACATGATTTTTGATCTGTTATCTATAAAAAGACCGTTTGCCTTTAACCAAGGCGAAGCTCCAAATCCCATATACATAGAATTAACTGTTTTACCAACACCTGAAATCCCAAATTCAGATAATCTATCACCAGACCGCGCTCCGATTCCTCTTGCCCATGACTGTGTATCAGTAATATTGCTAGCATCATAAAAAATAGCTGGATTTATTTTTCCTATATCAAAAGACAATGTTCCATTAATTTCAGGATCACCCTTAATCCACGCTTTCTCCCCACTTCTACCAAATTCTAATGCACTTTTCAAATTAGTTGTATTAGATGCTGTTTTTTCTATTCCGTTTATTACAGATTTAGAGCGGTTAACATCCAATGGCGCAACACCAGTCGCATATGTTGTACTCGGTGTAATTGGATTCATAAAGAAATCGCCATTACTTACTATCGCGGTTTCTCCTACGACAATATCAACGTAACTCCCCCAATGTCCCGTATACCCGATATACATCCTCACCACCGTACCAGCTACTTGCGCTCCGATGTAATGCCTTAAATACCCATATGAGATAGTGTACGCCGATTCAGCCGTATTATTAAGCGTGCCAGTCGCTGTATCGCCAGTCTTTTTCAATGCAAGATTAGATTCAATGAGAACCTTATTAGCATTAGCTAATGCCGTAGAGGCTGCCACTTGCTCATTTATACCGTTCTGTTTGTTGATTAGTTCATTTACATTATTAACGAGCGTATCAGCCTCATTTTTCACCTTATTTACATCCGATTGAAGACCAGCGAATACTTCTTCAAAGTATTCTAAAGTGACAGTGTTCACGACATCACCCACGACAGCATTTAGATTCTGATTGAATTTGATTCGTGTATACCCGCTATCCGGAAATATTCGTAGATTCCCTTCCTCTACGATATGGACCTCAATATATATAGTTCCAACTCCAATCAAATCGACTTCATTAGCGTCGATTGAAAAGAATAGCTCGCCATCACGAGTTCCTTTTTCTATTTCACTATTGTACTTGTCTATTAATCTACCCGTTTTATTTCCAAAAATTATTGTCACGTCTTGCCCTTTCCAAACAAGTGCTTTACCGTTTGATTCAATTAATCGTAAGCCTATAACCGTCCCTGTATCTTGTTGTTTAATATTTGATTGCCCATCAATTATTTCGATTTTCATCTAATCACCTCATCTCTTTCATTGAATTTTGCTTTGATTTTTTCAGTAAGTGTAGCTTGATCTTTGCCAAAAAGCGGAGTCACTGTATAACCGGTATGGTCCCAAACCTCTGTAACTTTTGTAATAGGAGTGTTCATTGTCACACCCCAGCTTTTTTTCTGAACTGTTACAATATCACCTAAAAAATAATCGATATTATAACGATAACCTTCGACATCAAAGACTTCCGCGACTAACTTGTTTATTTTTGAGTTCTCGGAAAGTTTACGTTGTCCACGTTGTTCGAGTGTTTCGCCATTCGCTCCTGTCGCCTCTTCATCTTCTTCTGCATCCTCATCCGTTTGTACATCTCGTGCATCAATAAATATTTCGCGGCGAGAAAGCCCTGTTATGTCGCTTGTATTTGATGTGAAAATAAACTCTCTTTCCTCGGCCTCACCTTCACCGGCAACAATCGCATAGTTTTTATACTCAGCGTTACTTGACGTATAGTCAAAACTGCTTATATTATCACGTTCATCAGAAAAAACAATTGGTTTATTTGCATTTTGGGCAATCGATCTATCTGTTCCTACATAAAAATCAAATAGCCGCTTTCCTGATTTAAAATCAATAAAACAGCGCCACCCAACTCCGTTTGTTTCCGCAATAGAAAGCAACTCTTCATCTAGCTTTTTGTATCTTGTTTTCTTAAAGATGACAGGTCCTAAGCTTTTTTTATCCGGCAAAATAAACTGATTAATGTTTCTGTTTTTATCATCAGCATTAATCATATTTTTATCGATAAGATGATGCATTACATTAGAGGCTGTATCTGTTATTTCATCGTAAAGCAGCCCTTCTTCATCCTCTTCGCCGGTTAGCGGTGGGTAAGTCACCCTTGAATCTGTTCGGCCATTCAACGTACGTCCAGATATTACCCATTTTTCCACACCGTCATCATCATGAGAAACAATTCTAGTGTTTATTTCGCCGCACTTTTTGTTATCTCCAGCAATAATAATCAGATTATCTTCAATTAGAAACTCAGTTCCTGGAGAATCTATTTTTATGTGTAGTTCAAATCTCCCTATTTCTGAAAAACAATCTTCAAATTCAAGGGATTCGTAGGCATCTATTTCGGCTAACCACGTTAAATCCGGACTATAAAGCTTTATTTCCGCTCTAACATCCATGTTACTGTACCTTAGTAAATTTTAGTCTAGTCTGGTCAACAGACACATTTTTAGTGAAGTCGTAGCCCATCATCTTCAATTTCACCCTATCACCCTTGTTCAGCATAATAAAGTTACTTCCTTGCATGTGATTAACATTAATATCAGCTATCCCAATTTTATAATCTGTATCTGGAGGCGCCACATCATTTACATAGATTTTCAGATATACTATGTGTGGAGGTGCTAGGTCTGTGTATTTTAAGACGATATAGAAGTTAAAAAGATATAGGCCGGCTTCCTGTACTTCTATATAGCCATTATTGTAAATTGAGTTTCGATTAATAACTGGGCTTCCTAATTTCACGTCTTGCCAGTTATCTCGTGTTTTATCTAATATCCATGCTGTTGTGTTCCGAAATTCCAGATAAGGGCTGTTCGTTACACTGAAAATACCGTTTTCGGTAACGCTAATCCCGCGGTAAATATTATGAATAGGTAAATAACCGCAAACTTCCTGATTGCTCCGCTCATCGATGACATCCGCAACTGCGATATAACTACGACCCTTAACTATTTTCACTTGTGCAATACTGATTTCTTGAATATTCGTGTCATCTTGTATTGCTGGCGCTACGGGAACAGTAGCCGCTGTTCCTTGTTTAACAAAAGCTTTGATAGACCTTTCTTCCACGTCCGTATTCAATCTGATAACAACCCTATCTATTCGGTCTAAGGTTGGATGTGCCGGCTCATGTGTCAGTTGAAGAGCTGCATCATTAATGTAAAGACGGCCGTCAATAAACGCGGAGCCATCGCTGACCGTCGTTATCATGTTAGATCCATTTGCACTTACCGTTAAAGCTCCGCCCCTAAAACGGCCGACTCCAGTTCCAATTTTCAAAACATCAAGATTTGAACCAGTCACTTCTTGAATTAGAGCCGCGAAATCTTCTGCATGATACTCTCTTTTATCGTTACCGTGACTATTAAAGAAAAAATATTTTTCAGCCATAAAATCACCCCTCAAATCGCTATATACTTTTGTTTCCATTTAACTAGCGCAACGGCTTTGCCTGTCCCACTACTTGCGTTATATTTAATGATATTGTCGCCCAGTTGCAATGAAAAGAACTCACTACCTAAATCGAGCCAGGACATTACATCGCGCCTTGTTCCATCGTCAGATTGTATTATTGAACGTTTATGACCACGCTCTGTGCATATAATCCATGTCTCGCTTTCTAACAAAACATGATTTAACTGCATATATTGCCCTGTTGTGGCGTTCTCAATCCGTGGCACAGTAGACGGCCCTCGGAGTTCCGCCGTTATCGGCGTTGCGGCATGTCCCATATTAACAATAGTTTCTTGTGCGCCTTGCTCTCCGAAGACAACCGGGAACTCAAAAGAAAATGAAAAGGACTCATCAAAAGCTTTTAGAATAACTTCCTTGGCCTGTTCGTCAGTCCAATACGGATCATTAGCAATTAATGTTATATTTGTTAGTTGTCCATGATATTCTTTTGCATCCGATGCTTGATAAGTTGGTACATGGTCCGCAGAAGCTAGAATTTTATGCCTAACCTCTTGCTCTTCATAAATAACTTCCAAGTTGCCATGAACCGGATTGATAACTTGAGCTAATAACTTTCGTAGTTCTCCGATTTCCTCTATGCTTTCTGATTTTTTTATGAATCCTCTTATACTTAACTCGCGTTCCTCTAATTGACTTGACAAGTAGTTAGTACCCGCTTGATTAGGGCTTTTCGAAGTGTTCCGCGTCGCTTCTACCTCGCCAAGGCCATCAAACGATAGTACATAAAAAGGAGCGTCAGGACGCCCCTCCGTTTCATATACGTGCTCCACATAATCGCAAAACACAATTTCTTTTTTTAGAACAGGATTGTAAATAATTATTTTCATAGCGCTAATCCCGCCTCCTGCAATGCTTGTTTAGTCTTTCTCTTCACTTCGGCAGGTCGAGTCGTTGTTGTGTAGAAGTTTTGTGTCACATCTACATTATTAACTTCTCCTCCACCATCTTCATTAACAAACTTGCTTGTATCAACGTCGCTACCTACATCCTTGATGCTAGGCAAATCATTTAGTACCGGCACCAGCTCCAATTCTGCTTTCAAATCGAAACTTGTTACTTGATCTATTACACCTGATACAAGTGTTTGAGCAGATTTATACGCAACTGCCGCTTTCTTTTGAATGCCTGCCGCAAGCCCCATCGAAACAAAGGCTCCTAAACTCGACATAACGCGCGATGGTGAATGTATCTGCAAACTCTTTTTAACAGCTTTGGCAATATTATTACCGATCTGTGTAGCCGCCTTATCCAAAGCAACCTGTTGACTTTGTAACCCTTTAATAATCCCTTTAGCTGCGTTAATGCCTGCGCTATACATCGAATCTGCGGCCGCTTTACCCATGGCATTACTTGCCGATGCGATTTGTTTTTGGGTGCTGTTAATAGCGCTTATTGTAGCTGAATCGGAATTGGCCAGAGCTTTTGCATATGCAGATCCCTGGTCGACTCCTGAGTTTAAGATGTCTTCAATAATTCCTTTGTCCACGCCCTTCTTGCGCAAATTAGCGATATTTGCAGAAAAGTCTTGTATAGCTTTTAATCGCGCCTGCAACTGATCCTTGATGGTGGTCGCACTGAATTTCCGCTTAGTGCTATCTATAGAGGTAATCGAAGCAAAATCCATCATTTTGTTAGATATATCAGTAGCATATTTCTGACTTTCGGCAACAAGGTCGCTTAGTTGAGTGTTAGCAGTTTTCAACTTAGCTACAACTGTATCACGTTGCTTAGCAATAACATCTAGTTTAGCTGTTTGTTGTTTAAGATAAGACTGTATTTTCTGTAACCCGATAGCCTGCATCGCTGATTTTTTATCTACGGCTAATGACGAAACTTTATTCTTAGTCGTTGCGATTCGATTATTCAACATCTTAATCTGATTGTTATAACCAGTCATTTGTTTATTTGCCGCCGCTATTTGCTTAGAAATACTAGACTTTTCTTTCTTAGGCGCTTTGTTCATAGATTTATTAAGGCTAGCAATTTTATTAGCTGTCTGTGCACGCTTCGCAACTAAAGCGCTCATTTGCGTTTGTTGATTCTGTAGAGTTTTCATGGTTGCATCAAGCTGCTTGTTCTTAGATGTTTTTGCAGTTAGTCCTGTTTGAATAGCATCCGAAACTTTCTTGGCCAAAGTAGCAGATGTTTTTGCAACTTGGCTTTGGGTCCCTTTGATACCGTTGATCAGGCCTTGCCCAACGAATTGACCGATATCATACATAACTCTCGACGGAGAATGTATGTCAAGAACACCGCGAATCTTACTCTTGATTGAATCACCAATACTTGCGACTTTTTCAACAACTTTACCAGCCATATTGCTAATTCCATTTAATAGCCCTTGTATAATATTCTTACCAATTTCCGTAAGATCAATAGATGCAAGTGGGTCCTTAATGAAATTTTTAATGGCCTCGAAAGCCGCTTTAGTATTGCTTTTCAGTTCTTCCCACTTAGCGATTGCTTGAGCTATCATGCTTGCAACAAACTGTGTTACCGAACTTTTTATATTGCTCCAAGTACTAGTAACAGCTGATTTAATGCTATTTCCTGTATTAACAACTGAGCTTTTAAGCTGTGTAAATTTAGAAATAACTCCTGTAATCAATCCAACTACTAAATTTACTACCGATGTTTTTAATCTGGTCCAAGATGCTATAGCCCCTGCAACTAATGTAGAAATCGTATTAGCTACCGTCGTTTTCAGGTTCACCCAAGCAGATGCTACTCCTGCCGCTAAAGCCGCAACTGTATTTATTACTGCTGCTTTTAGAGCGTTCCATGTGTTAATTGCAAAACTCTTCACTGCATTAAAAGCCGCTACTGTTGTTGATTTCAATGTATTCCAAGCCATTGATACAACGCCTACAAGGGCTGTCACAACGCCAGAAACGTAATCTTTCAATCCGTTCCAGATTTGCCCCGCGGCTTCTTTAATGTTACTCCAAATCGCGGCCATGTCATTTTTAAGAGCTTCTAAATCACCCGTTACTAGATCGACAATTAATAAAACAACACCAAGAATAACGTTTTTAATAACATTCCATATTCCTGTTGCAATTGTAGATATCCCGGTCCACATCATCGTTAGCCCATCCCTCATGCTCTGCCAAATGGCGGTAAACACAATAACAAATGGCGTGACGATTGCCATGATCCCATTTACAATTCCAGACCATAGCGTTTGTGCAACAACTTGGATTCCAGTCCACAAATTCACGAAGAATGTTGCGATACCAGTCCATAAATTCGTAAAAAATGAACTAATCGAGGTCCAGATACTAGAACTATCAGATTTGACCCCTCCCCACAAACTAGAGAAGAAAGAGGCTATTGGATTCCAAATATTTAATGCCGTTTGCTTAATAGATTCCCAAATGCTAGCCAACCCACTAACTATTGATGTCCAAATATTAATTGCTTCGTTTTTCATTGAATTCCACGAATCAATGAAATATTGCTTAACGACATTCCAAATCGATTTACCAATTTGATCTAGCGCATTCCAAGTAGTTTCAAATATTTTTCTTACGGCCAAACCTGCGCCTGTAAATATTTGTTTAATACCTTCCCACATTTTACTGAAATCACCTGTTAATAGACCAATAAAGACTTTCGCTATTCCTAAAGTAACGTCTAGTGCGCCCTCCAAGATAGCGATAATAATATTCCAAACTGATTTTGTTATAGTTGCAACAACATTCCACGTCTCCGTGAAAATAGCTTTGATTGTCCCCCAGTGATCTTTGATATAATTCACAATAGGGATTACTACAGCCGCTATAATAGCCGCTATCGTCTTCCAGACAACATTGACTATTTGCATGATTTGAGCGCCGTTCTCGTTCCAGAATTGTTTTATTTTATCCAAGCTTTTCCCGACAAATACAGAGATTTGAGACATTACGCCGGAGATAAGAAAATATACTTTGTTATAAGATGATGTTACGAAATTCGCAATAGACTGCCCATACTTATCCCAAAACTTAAGAACTAAATTCAAACCACCAATGATAACTTTGTTAATTGCAATAAAGACATCTCCAACGACGCTAACCAACCCATATAAAATCGAGCCAAATTTGGAAATGGCGGACGTTACAGCGTTGATAAAATCGCCTTTCATAAAGCCAGTCATCATGAAGAAAGAATTTTTTATTTTGATAGCAATCAACTTTACAGTTGCGCCCATAAGTGCGAATTGTGCCGCTATAACCTTAACAGTGCTAGAAATGAGCTTGCCTATTGGTGCGAAGGCGTTATTAATTGCTTCTTTAAACCATGCAACTTTTTTATAAGCAATGATTAAGCCCGCGCCAATTGCTGTAATTGCCGCAACAGCTATAGTAATCGGACTCACTAATGCGCCGAAAACAACCCCTAAGGCTGCAATAACTGGTGCCGCGGCGGCCGCAATTCCTCCTGCTGCCGTAATGCTGATAATAAGTGGCCCAAACATAGCTAGAGCCAATCCTAAAATCGCTATAACTCCTGTTACAGCTGCCGTTATTACGGCACCCCAAACAACCATTTTGCGGGCTGTTGGGCTCATTTTGTTAATTCCTTCAACGATATTACCTATCCAAGTTGCCGCTTTCGCAATAGCCGGCGCCAGCACTTCGGAAATTAAAATAGCAGCAGACTCGAAAGCCCCCTGCATGTTTTCTATTGCTCGACCGAGAACTGACATCGATTTACTCGCCATGTCTTTAGCTGCGCCGTCACTATTCCGAAGCGATTCAGCCAGCGCATCTAGCTTGCCTGGTCCTGCATTAGCAATTGATAGCATACCAGTCATAGCTTCTTGACCAAAGATAGCAGCAAACGCGGCTCCCCTTTGAGCATTTCCCATGTTTTTAGTTTTGCCGCTTATATCATCAACTATTGAGCCAAAGGGACGCATCTTTCCGTTAGAATCAGAAATGCTAACGCCTAAACTATCCAACATTTCAGCCGCTTGTTTTGGTGGCTTAACCAATCTTGTTAATGCTGCCCTTAATGTAGTACCTGCTTGTTCACCTTTCATACCTGCATTCGTCATGATTTCAGTTGCTGCCGCTGTTTCCTCTAAGGATACACCTAAGGCTCTTGCAACTGGCGCCGCATATTTGAACGCATAAGCTAAATCACTAACGCTAGCATTTGAATCATTAGCCGCTTGAGCCATGACATCTGCGACATGAGCGGAATCTTTAGCTTCTAAACCGAAGCCATTCAACGCTGACGTTATGGCCTCGGTTACCATTACCATGTCTTCACCAGATGCTTCGACCGCAGAAATGACACCAGGTGTTGCGGCAAGGATTTGATTTGTGTTTAAGCCTGCCGCCGCCATCGTTTCTTGCGCCTCTGCAATATCCGTAGCTGATTTAGTTGTTTTTGCACCTAAATCTATAGCTTGATCTCTCAATTTCTTAAATTCAGATGCTGAGGCACCAGATATAGCATTTACACGCGCCATTTGATTCTCGAACGTTAAACCAGCTTTTATAGATGCGCCCAGACCGGCTGCAATTCCAAGTGATACTGCTCCAAATCCTTTTGCAATATTCATTCCAAAACTGCTGACTGTACTACTTATCGCACCTGTTTTACTCTGCACTGTTTGTTGCGCCGCTGACATCTTTGCATTCAATTCGGATATATCAGCGCCTATAACGACTTGCATCTTTTCAATCAAATCCGCACCCCCTTTCTTGATATTTGAGGGTTTTCATTTATTCGGGGGTAAATTTCATTTCAAAATTTTCGAGTGCGGCTTTCGCTTTTCTTAACTTACTTAGACCTACTCGGGATTGAGTAGGCCTGCTTTGTTCTAATTTTTTTAATGCCTTTTTAGCATCGAATATTTTATTTTCTTTCGCTTTGTTATTCATAACGGTATATCCAATTGCCATCGCTTGTTTAGCCATCAGCTGATACTTATCTACATCGTGCATTGTAAGCCCTTTTAAAAGCGCTTTATACTCATGTAGATCCAGTTCCATTACTGAGTCAAAATTGATGCAGTATCTACCGCAGGTTTTGAGAACTTCGAAATGGTTTCTAACCCCTTGGCTCCGCGTTTCTTGAATTCCTCTGCCATTTCCTTCGTTTTCTCGTCCCCTTCCAGTTGTTGAACCATTTGCTTCCGGGCTTGTTTGAAAAAACCTGATTCCTCTAAGCAACCTAGTGCTAACGAGAACATTGTTTCAATATCTTCTTCACTTTGCATTTTTTGATCTAAAAAATCCTCAATTTCATTTAAACTAGGGCGTAGGTTCCGGTTAATACCATATTGAATAATATTAACAAGAGCATTGATTGAGTTGTTTTGAATACTCATATAGAGGAGCTGTGCACCATCGAGATTATTAACGCCATCTTTAATTGTTGATAGATTGTTTTCTACATCTTGCACCATACGAAAGTTAGCCTTTACTTCATACGCTTTTTCACCAATATTTACTGTAAATCCCATTTAAAATTCCTCATTTCGTTTGTTAGTTTTAGTATTCTCTTCGCGAAAAGAAAGAGCGACGCGCGGCCGCTCTTATGTTTATTAGGCAGTAACGGTTACGGTTACCTCTTTCTTAATTGTTGGCTTAGATTTGCTTGCTACAGTGATTTTTGCGGTCCCGGCAGTTACACCAATAACACGACCGTAAGCATTAACTGTTGCTTTTGCTGGTGTGTCTGATGTGAAGGTAAGTTCTTTGTTTGCCGCTTCCGGCAATGTTGTTGCAATAATATCCACTAGACCGCCAATGGCGACAGATTTAGTAGCACTATCAACAGCGACCGCGGTTGGATCAGGCAACGAAACTGCGCCTCCGACTTCCCCTGTTTTTTGCCCAGGCTGTTCGAATGCGTAATCTAGTAAGTCGATAACAGCTGCTGGTAAAGTATCCAATGTGCCTGGCTTGGTAATTCCGATAACCGGTAATGTCGTTGAAATTTCAACGAATCCCTCACCATCGCTGTATTCTAGATTCTCAATAATGGTATATCCAAATCGAGCATCATACTTATTGTTTGCATTCTTTTCTGTTACAACACGCCAAACCTTCACTTGTCGCTTGTTATCGTAATCATCTTGCAACGCTACCTGCCCTGGATCTCCCATCTCTGCATAGAGTGATAGCTCAAATGTTTCGCTTTTCGGCCCATATCCAACTACACGGCCTGATTTCGTTTGTTCATCGATCATGTCATGCTCTTGAGACCACGAACCCTCCGTTTGATTCCCTGGTAGTAGTGCGGAAGCCCCGAGCGCTGCGCTTGTTGACTGTACTAAATAAACTACTTTTTGCCCCTCTAATGGTTTCATCTATTGTTTCACCCTTTCCGTGATATTAAATTCAACTTCTGCTATCCCGTGTGATAACGTGATAGTGGTTGAATCATCTGTAATCGTGCTTGTATTGACTCGCGCCATGTTAACCGTTGTACCACTCTCAAAAACGAAAGTACGACGTTGAAATAAACGCTTTATTTCGTATAAAGAATCCTCGACCAACTGCCTATTGCCAACCTTTTCAAAAATATGAATTGGTATGGTATTTCTTGACATGTTCCTGTCTTTGATGCTCGAATCATAAGAAAATGTTTCATCTACTATGATTAGAGGTACCACCCGTTCAGCTTCATTTGGTCGGGAAAAATAAAAAGGAATGCCTAAAACGGACAGTTCCTTTTCAATAAATAGTAATAATTCTGTTGTTGGAGACATTTATTACCCTCTCCCTACTAGCCGGTTCATGTCATCTAAAAAAGCCGCAATATTAGAATCATATGCGGGTTTCATATATGGCCGTGCCGGCATTCTTATTGTTCCTTTTTCAACATAGATCCCGTAATCAGCTTCGGAGGTTATCGTTGTAGTACTAACAAATTTGTTTCCATGATTCTTTAAAGTGATTTGGTTTCTCATGAATCCTGTGTCAACAACTGCTCCCCGTTTTGCTGCCTTTTGTATTATTGCACCGTGCTTCTTTACAATTTTCCTGTGTTCTACGGTTATTTCTGTTAGTCCCTTGTTAATCATCCTTAGAACATTTTCAACGCCAATAACGCCGTTCTTCCTACTCATAAGCTGGCCTCTATATAAAAGACAGTTTTATTTTTAGGATGACTCAATCCATGAATTTCAAAAGGTTTTCCCCCGATTTTTATTCGATTTGGATTTACGATGCCTTGTATGTGGATTTTACTCGCATGTTTCACAACTTTTCCAAAGACCGCCACCTTCGTTTCAGTAGAAATGTTTTGCGCAGCACATGGGACACTTTCAACAGTTTCGACTTCATCATAGCCTAGTGACTTTTTAACTTGCTTGACTGTAACTAGGCCTACCCGCTTATTATAGTTCATGGCAAGAACTCAACTACCCCGCCTGACTTTATTTCAGTTGAAGGCTTGTATTTATCAAGGTAACTTTTAAAATCCTTGATAAGATCATTGCTATCCCAAGCCTGCGATTTGCCTTCCTCTGAGTCGCTTTTTACACCTTCTGCACCAGTGCGCACAAAAGCGGCCAAAACAGCATTTTTCACTATCCAAACCGCTTTCTTTGGCACTTCATTTTGCTCAATATAATCTAAAACTTGAGCTTCAACATCGGAAATGATGTCAGTAATTACTGCATCTTGCAATTCATCATTAATGCCATTTCTCGTTTTCACTTGACTTAGCATTTCTTCTTTATCCATGTTATTCACCTAAAATCTTTTTAAGGATCCCGTCGCGAGTCGTTGCTTTACCTACATCGATTTCATGTTCCTTTGCATACTCAATAAGTCCCTCAACTGAAAACTCATCAAATTCGTTTGCTACCTGCTGTTCAAATTCTTCTAGTTTTTCAAAGAGGGATTCGTGAAACTCGTCTTTATTGATTACGAGTTCTTCATCTTTATTGAAAGTCTCATCTCCATAACGTACTGGTAAATCTATAACTTTAACCTTGAACTTAATCATATCTTTGCCTCCTGCATCATTGTATTATAGAATCGGCTGTGCTTGGAATACTTCGTCAGCTGCTGGGAATGATGGAACAGCAGTTGCAACTGCTTTTGTATAGGTCGCGACAGGATCAGTGTTCTCATCGTACATAGTTGTAAGAATGTTGCCGACTTTTTTCAAATCTACAGCTGGGTTTCTAGCGAGACGAATTTCTTCTGCCGTTGGTCCATACAAAGTCTCGCCCAGCAAATTGTCGCTGAACATTACAAACTTGTTATTTGGGAAGTAACGTAAAGCTTCATATGTTCCGTCGTCTTTTTGTTTTCTGTATTTTTCATCGTACGTTCTAATAAGCGGCATTTGATTCGAAATCATAAAGGCATCGAGTTCGGCACGAGTCAACAACTTGCCTGAGTCTTTACCAAAAATACCGATTAACACCTTAGGATGCCGTAGCAGTTGGTTTAAGATGGCTTTTGATGTAAGAACACGCGTTGGAGTAGTGTCCATTTTCTCAGTCCATCTATCAATATCAGCCAAAGGGTTAGCTGCTGCATCTGACCACAAGTTAACTCCCGAGAGTGCTTCTTTGTGCTCCGCCGGAACATGGTAATCGATATTTAAATTAACGCCATTTTCGTTCATTTTTAAAATGCCATTGGCAAGAACATCCATACGCATTTGCTCAACTCGCGCTCTGACACCGTTCACTAGTGTCTCCATATCGTTAAAAACATTTTCCATCAGGTATTTTTGTTCTTCTGGCGTTCTCGGGTTTTCTAAAGCAATGATATCCTCTTCTTTTAAAGCCATTTTCCGCTTAATTAGGGTCAAACTTAAATCGCTTTTCGTCGCTTCACGGCTACCAATTTCAGCCTCTGAATCAAACGCATGTATGGAAGCCGCAACTGGTAAACGGCTCCCTCCAGAAATTTGATCTAATTTGAGGCTATTTACTTTTTTTTCAGGAAATAGTGCTTCTCCCAACATTGCAGGGAGTTCACGGCCCTGTTGGTAATCCAGAATTTCATTTTGATTGAACAAATCTAAAATATTCGGCATATTCTTTAACTCCTTTTCAAATAGTTTTTATCTAAACTTGATTTCTTTCATCGCAGTTTTAGCAGCTGCAACTGGCGCTACCGGCAGGCGTTTTTCTAAAATGTAGCCCTCAACAATTACACTGACAGGTTGAGAACCATCTGTTACATCAACATCGTCATAGACGATTCCGACCGCTTTATCGTCATTAGAGGGATATATACTACCCGCAACTAAAACTTTTCGGCCCTTATCATCAGCATCAGCTACCATGTTTGTATCAGCTTGATAAGTAAATGCTTGCACTTTAGCGCTAGCCAGAAAATTAATTTGGTTCACAACTTCTTTTTTACTAACATGCATAATTATTCTCCTCTCTTATTTCCATAAATCATTAACTTTTGCATTTCTACTTGCATTTGCTTCCGCGGCCAATGTCGCGCCAACACTTTTCGAGTTTGACGGAGTATTTCCAGTTTGCGGATTAGCATTATCCTTCAAAGCGTTATTAACTCCTTGCTCAACAGCTTTGTTATACGCATTTAGGAAGGATTTAATATTGTCGTTTGTTTTTACTGCATCCTCACCTAAAAGCGATTCAGCAATAAGATCCCGCGAATCCGCGTGGATATTAGCGAGCATCGCAACGGCATCATTTTTCAACTCTTTTCGAATTAACAATTGTTCCTTCTGCGTGAGTTCGTCAAGTTTTGCTTGGTATTCCGCTTCTTTGCGATCTTCCGCAGACAGCGCAGCTAGATTTTTTTCTTTTTCAAGCTTTTGCTTGAACTCCGATTCGATAGTTAATCTAAGATTTTTTTCTCTTGTTGCCATGACTTTATCAGCATGTTTATCTAGAAATGAATCTAGCTCACTCTTACTAGCGAATTTAGGAATATCGTCATCTTGGCTACCTTCGCCGCCCTCATCACCAGCGCCCCCGCCTTCTTGACCTTCTCCACCGCTTCCGCCACCTGTATCTGCGTCAAATTTAACTCCGCCTAAAATACTTCTAACATATCTGTTGTACATTTATTTTTCCTCCTAACCCATGCACGCATCGAATTTAGACATAAAAAATGCACCTTCTAAACCCTTACACGCCGATTACAGCCCATAAACGCTTTTCTAGTGTTACTAATCATGTTTAAATTAAAACGCCCACATACGCTTTGATTGTCCAGTTTTAAGACGTCTGACAGGTCCGTTACTTATTTTTTGAACTCTACAACCATTTCAATAAGTTTATCCATATTACTCTCGATACTTATTACCTTTACAGACATTGCTTCAAAAGAACATCCTGGTATTTTAGAATACCTTTCTGCATTCGCGTGTTTTAATTTAACTTCAATTTGCGGTTCGCAGTAAAACAAGCGCTCAATAACACCCCCGGTTGGATCAGCGATGATGAATGTCACTCTTGCGAAACCAGGTTCATAAGTTAGGTTAGTTTGACCTTCAATAACTTTTCCGTTTGCAAATGCAACACAATATGGAAGTTTACTCATTCTTCGTCCTCCTCTGAATTTAAAAGTAATTGATATAGTCCGATAGCCTTCAAAATAAGAGATAGGCTCATTCCTTTTGTTTGTGGCAATTCAATAACGCCGCTATCACCTGCTCTTTCCAGACTATCCCCAAACTCCTCTAAATACTCCTCAACTGCAATAGTTGAGCGACAGTGAGGGTGCAAAGGGGGCAGATTAATACCAGCTAACGCCTCAGACAAGAAATATGTTTTGCCGTCGTGCTCAATGCAAATACGACTAGTGCGACTATCTACATATGCCATGAACTCATAACGCTTATAACCATCCTTGATATAACTTATTACAGCTGACCGATTCATGACGTATGTTGATTCAGTACGAATAAGACGGCTAATATTCGCTCTCTTGTTATCATATATTTTCTTGAATTCACGCGTCATTTTAGCATTACCAGTACCATTCACTAAGCCTTGTGTTAATGATTCATGTAAAGCCTTGCGCATCTCCTCGTAATTATTCCAAATGCGATCAGAATAGGTTTGGCCAGACCACGGCGTATCTAATATTTCTGATACTTCCTTAGCGGTTAAGCTCATTTAACCTCACCGCCACCGAGAATGTAGTTGGCTCCGAGCGCCACGGCTTTAAGATGATTAGTGAACATCAATTCACGAATTGCTGTATATTTGATAAGCTCAAAAGAAATTTCATCCTTTACTAAATCTAGAATAGTAGATGATGGCTTAGATTTTAACGCTGACAACTCCACACGCGCTCGCTTGGTAATAGACTTTTCTTTCATGAATGTTTTTACATCAATTAAAAACGCCTCTCTATCGTCCGTGCCTGCCTTTTTGAGTGTGTCTGTATAAGTTGCTTCGGGATGTTTTGCCCTAAAATCATTTGTGATTCGCTCAATGTTACGTTGCATGACCTTTTGAAATTCTCCCAAACGTTTTTCAGCTACTGCATCTAGCTTATCTGCAAATTGAACCACGTCACCAGGTGCATTCTTATTTAGCTTCCTCACCATCACCACTCACCTCATTTTTATTAAAGTGATCATCATATTCGTTAACCTCTTCGGAAGCGAGCCGAGCTTTCTGCTCCTCCAGCATCTTGACTATTTCATTTTTGTCTTCAACGCCTAGCATCATGTATACATATTCGTCAGGCATGAATCCAACCAACTTAATAGCATTATCAATCATTTCGGTATCGTTTTTAGGGATATTAAATCCGAATTTAACTTCTGTTTGAGCAATCGAGCTGAGGGACGTCTGTATTTCTTGTTTTGAATCTTCATTACCGAATTCTGTGGAAACTTGATTTTTGATTTTCCAAACGCTTGAGGCTAATGTTAACCGCCGAATGATCCCTTTCTTAAAGAGACGCTGCTTGTTAACAATGATCTGATTCAATGCGAATATTTTCCACTTCATCGCCTCTCCTGTTGCATTACCTGAAAAATTCACATCCGACATGTCAGGTGTAAAGCTAAATTTATGCATGTCAGTCACAAGCCTATTATTATGAGAATCAACACCAGGTGCATCGTATTCTTTATAGATATACTCTGCTTTTGGTAAAACTGTGCTTTCTGGATTGCTATTTGTTAGATTGATGATACGTGTTTTATTGATATCTTCTGGTTTCCCAACGATTGCACCTTGAATAACCAAATAGGCATCTGCAAAATCATCCATATAGTTTGCGATATTCGATTGGCTCGCATCATATGCATCAATCAAATCTAAAATACCTTCGTAATCCCCAGTGCGTTCGCCGTTATTCATGTATTCAATTACTGGTACAGCACCAAAAAGATTACTCTTTTTGTCAGGCGCTTCAAATTCCGCAAACTCTGCATCTGTTTTATAAAAATAAATGGTATCTTTCGTACAAACCTCCACATACCCAGTCTCTTCATCACCTGTACTTATCGTATAATATCGAACGGAAAACAAAGGATTAGCCTCAACAGACGTATCATAAACCACAAAAGTTTGTAAGGGATCTAATTTGACAAACCTTTCTAACGGGATTGAATCGATATAGACTAGCTCGTAAGCTCTCCCATAACGGCTACAGTCTAGGCCTAGGTCACTATTAACAAACTCCTCATCATTAAGGTTATTGAACTCCTTTATCTTGGCATCTATCTCATCATCTTTATTTTGATAAGTCACAGGCACGCCGAAGAGGTAACCTTGCATTATGATACTGACGTATTTACCCATATTATGATTTAATCTATTGTCAGCCTTCTCTTTCTTACTCACACGATTATCTTCACGGTTTATTTGGTTATCATTCAAATAATACTTTTTTAAAGTTTGTAATCTTGGCACCTGGTTTTTCAAGTGATCAGAAATGAAGCTGCTTATAACTTCTACATCATCAGGATTAAACGTCTCGCTGGGTATCTTATAAACTACATTGGCTAACTCGTTGAACTTTTCCCTCGTCATCTTTTCACCTACAATCCTATTTTTTTCAATACTTCGATAGTGTCGTTGTTGCGCTCTGATGCCGTTATATCAAGTAACCGCCACCTGTTCGTTAAATATCTTAACGCCGCAATAGCATCATCAAAAAATGGTACTGGATCATCAATATACTTATTTGTCGTCTTATCCTTTTTCCATTTCCATTGCGACATTTCTGTATATAACTTAATGCAATCCGGATGAATGAAAACACGCCTTTGCTTCAACCAGTCAATTTGCCCCTTTACACTTCCGTTTGCTTTCTGGACACCATACACATTGTATCCCGCTTTGCGCCATTGTTTTATTCTATCCGGCTCCGCTGAGTCACAAGCCATCTCTGTCCTTTTATCCCAATTTTCTGCATTGGCTTGCTTAATTATTTCGTCAGTATCCATTTCATGCACATACAATTCTTTAAAAATGTATATATCACCATCACGCATACCACCTTTTAGAATAGCATTAGCGTGATTAAAGCCAAAATCTTGACCCTGACCAATAGTATCAAAATTCATATTTTCATAATCGAACTCTTCTAGAACAAAATTCTTAAACACAAGACCTTCAAGCTCTCCCCATTCACCTAGCCCATATACCTTATATCCCTCTGGATCATCACGTTTGCGTCTTTCCATTCGACGATCATACGCCGCATCAATGAAGCGGTTCTGCTTATATGTCGAGTGATGTGTAAAAACGTCAGGATCTGTAATATCAAAGTATTTTCGTTTAATGAAATGAGTAGATGAAACTGGGTTAAACGTCATTGTTATTTGGTAATAAAGGTTAGGGTTGTCTAATATCCCACGCAAACGGTCATCTATTATATCTACATCGCTTTCTAATAACTCTGTAGCCTCTTCAATCCAGACCCACGTCAGTTTTCCGTGTGAAAATGTTATTGATTTAAGTTTTTCACGGTCCCCATCATGTCTAACCCCACGAAAAATAACCTCGTTACCAGTAACTAGGCTTCTTAACAACATATTTGATTCGTTTATATACCAAAATTTCTTTGCATATGGTCCGAACGTTTCGTTAATGGCTTTCTTCAACTCCGCAAATGTCGAGTTCCGATTACTAACATCTATCTTTCGCACACAAAGCAAGTTAGCGCCCTTATAACGCATATCTGAAAGTTTAGCTATATAGTCTTGCGCGGTATTTACCGACTTGCCAGAGCCCGCTGAACCTCTGCCGATTCTATAACGTTTTCTACAGCTATTGAACTCTTTAAAATGAGAATTAAATTGAATATTAATCGTTTTTTGCATTGGTATCACCGCCGCCGTAATCGTAATTAAATGACAGAGATAAGTCGCCTTCTATTTGTTGTTTGTCGGTCCATGCGCCGTACCTCTTACCGATTAATTCCGCCGCTTTGATACGCTGACTAGCACTAACGTCTATATCGTCTATCTCTTGATAGCCTTCACCCATACCTCTCAACGTCTGTTCTTTATGCTCTCCTCGCATAACCGCGGTAAGATACTCCATTACTTCCTGCTGATCCGCAATCTTTTCCGATTTGATTTCTGCCATTCTTTCGTCTATATATTCTTTAACCTTATCATTTCTTAACAATCTACTAGCAGAGGTTGCAGCTGCATTATCACTTTGAACCTTATAACCCGCTGTTTTGTAAGCCTCTGTTTGATTTCCATTCTTAATAAATTCGTCTGCAAATTTTTGTTGTTGTATCGTTAGCTTACTCAAGTCATCTCAACTCCTCCTTGTACCTATTTCCAAGCGTTTTAATTCTAAATGTCAATCTTTGCTTTTTGCTTTCGATATGATCCCATTTATTTTTTATTTGCCAATCAGGAATGGCTGTATTGGCTGCTAACTGGTTTGCTTCACGCATCATCATTTTAATTTCTACTTGTTCTTTGCGCATATCTGCATCAGTGGCCGAGCTAATATATATCTTTTTGCAATATTTGCATTTGAAATACATGATTTGAATATCTGGTTTTCTGGTAGTTTTGATGTATTTTATCTTGAAATCTTTCCTACAACCATCGCAGTTTGCCAATGTTTCAGCCATACAATTCACCTACTCTTTTTCATAAACTTGATAACTGCAAACACTCGATTCAGAAACAGTATGAATAGCATCAGTGAGAGCTCCCATATCTTCGTAACTATTACAACAACAGAATTATATATGCCCTCAATAAATTTATTGCCCTTACTCATGATTCTGAACATTTCATCACCCCTTTTAGCAAAATAAAAAGGACCAGAAGTGGTCCCTAAAACTTTATTATTATCCTTTCAATACTATCTTGTATTTATCCGCCAAAATATATTCTTCTCCAACATCAGTAAAGGCAATAGTCTTTTGGTAGAAAGTTTTATCATCTTCAATTAGCAGTATATCAGCTTGATATTTGTTGCCTACAGCGGCACCAACATGTATTTGAGTCACTGAATATTCGTACCTAAATCCTATCTCTTTTACTTGCCCTGTAGTTTCGAATCTGTCTAAATTAATAGTAATCAAATCTATACCTTCTTTCGTAGTTTAGTATAACTATTATACCACCAAGCTTATTTAATCTTTAACACTTACAATTCTTAAAGAAACTACTGATTCCTCTAAAGTGGCAGGGTTAAAGGTTATCTTCCTAAGTGCAACAAATTTCTTTTTAACAGTAAATGATTCTCTTAACAGCCCATCCGATTCTTTATCAATAAATTCATACGGATAAACACCTTTTGGTAATTCCTCGGTTTCTTCTAAAACTTCTATTTTCCCCGTTGAATTATAGCTATTTGCTGTAGTAATTTTTCCTACAAAAGTGCATGAATCTTCATCAGTGAATGTTCTTTTTTTATATAAAGATTTATCTTCTTTATTTATTTTAATACCCACATCATGGTCAGATAATTTTTCCATAACACTAATTTCATCCACTTTACCATCATCTGAAATTAAATTAGCCATTTTACCATAGATAGGAGCTGTCATTTTCGCTAAATCAATTGCATCAGCAGATATATTGTTTATTATTACATCCCCTTGTGTATTGACAATATTAAAAGCATTTGTAGAATCTACAATCTCCATATGAATAGACTCTCCTTTCTCTCTAGCCCTAAGAACTACTTTGAGGTACTCATAAGATTTAACTAACAGCTCCCATAGAGCATCCGGATCCATCGCAGTTACCAATGGCGTGATAGACACAGTTACATCTCGCAAACAAATAACCAAATCAACAACAAAAGAACCCTCTCGAATATTGAATGCTTTCACCTTGAGTTGCTCTCTATCTCCAGCCGTCATATGACTCTTACGACCTGCTAACAAATAAGATTTCTCTACTAACGTTTGAAAACAATCCAATGATTCAATCATGTAAAAAAGATTATAACCTTCTTCACTTACTAATTCATTTCCAGCGATTCTAAAAGTAATCTCTTTTTGATCAGTCAAGACTTCTTCCATCAGCGTTCACCCTTTTAGACTAACTATACCAAATAAAACCACCTATTCACAAGAAATAGGTGGAAAAAAGGGTTTATCAGAGAAGCAAAGAATCATTCACTTCTCTCATATTACAATTATACAACGTTTTTTTGGTCTAAAAGTGCCAAGAAAGTGCCATTTTCATTTTAAGACCTGAATATCAAGCGTTGTTGCTAATGCAATAACGGCCTTCCTCTTTTCTCTCTTGTACTGTCGTTCCTCATAAGGGATATCAATCATAATATCGATGTCTCTTTGTCCATGTAAAAAGCATTCTAGCAATATTTTTCTGTGTAAATGCTCTAATTGATTAATCATCACATCATACATTTTAACGGTCTTCTGAGCAACTTGAACATTATCAATGTTGTGTATAGCAGCATCTTCTACTTTACTACTAAACTGATTTGAAAATACGGGAGGCGTTATTGTGTAAGTAGTAGTTAAACTAGGTAATTTACGTTCTCCGGCCTGTACACGTAATATTTTATAATCCTCGAAAAACTTTTTCAAAGCGCGAACGGTACTGATATAATCAATGTCGTTCGCTTGTGGTAGGTTAAATAAACTCAATATAAGCGCCTCCTGTGATATAATTAATTTGGAGATTAATTGGCGGGGCGCGAGCCTCGTTTTTTTATTTGATCTTTAAGCTTGAAATACTTGTAATGATAATATCTGAGGCTTTAATATTCAAAGTGGTTATTTCCTTAGACATATCAACTATTTTTTGTTGCACTAGTGTTAAATCTTGCTCACCAAGTATCTGCTTATTAAATTTGAACTTCCCTGAAATCGGATAATATTTACCGTTAATCCGGGCCTCGCATCTCACTAACGCTCTATACTTTCTATATCTCCTTGTCATTCCATCGCCTCCATGAAGTCCGGCAAGCCTTGTCTCATTGTTACAAGGTTGCAGCCGTCCCCTATTTCTGAAAAACGTCCAACCGGAATGCTCTTTCTGCCCTGTTCTTTGCATTCCTGGATCATTTTTTCCAATTCTTTGTATTCTATTTTGAATATCTTGTTTAAGTTCACGAACCGTAAAATGAGGAACGAACAACCGCCTAATCGGTCGTGTGATCGTAAAAACTCTAGCTGGTGTTCTTTTATATTGTCTAGCGGAAAACTCGTCTTATTGGTCGTTTCCTTAGCCTCAAATGCGATAGAAATACCGCCTTGAAGTATCCCCTCGAAATCCACTGTTGATTTTTTACTAGGGAAAGCTTCAACTATTCGTCCGCCAGCTCGCTTAACCGTCCACTCATTAGGGATTTTGTGAATCAGCCCTACACCTTTCATCTTGTACACGAAGCAAACATTTTCAAGTAATCCCTCTAATTCCTTGCCTTTATTGGCATACTGTCTATTTTGCGTAGCTGGTCGCCTCATTGATGATAATTGCCTCGTACTTTGTCTCAATTTCTTCATCCTCCATGTTTTCATAAATTATAGGTGACATGTTAGTTACCTCGCTTAGGGCTGCTATCATATATTCACGATCAACATAATGTTCCATCTACTCCGCCTCATTCCTTTTTTAATCTCTAAACGTCAACCAAAATACAAATCCTAAAAATACGAGTGTTGCGCAAAATGCTATAACTTCGCCTGTGCTCAATTACTTAAACCTCCTTCTAAGCATTTTCCAACTCACTTTTTATTTTAGTAATCTCACTATTCACTTTTTTCCACACTAGCTTCAAATCGGAAAATGATTCGATGTCAGGCGCTACATTCGTTGCGTATTTTGCGTATGCTTCTAGTGCGGTCGGAACGTCCTTGTAATATCCGATGCTGTTCCAGTATTGTTCTTCTTTAGTTGGATCGTACTTTTCTGGTTCCGTTCTACGCTGCAATTTTATTTGAAGTGGGTCACTCCACAATCTGTATTCTTCGTTAATCTTGATTTTCATTTGTTCTCCTCCCCATCTACATCAGGAATCCAGATGCCTTTTGTAGCGGTGATATTAAAGAAAGGAGGATATTCACCCCGCCTGTAAAAATTAGTAGACAAGTTACCTTTATCAAATACTTTAAACACAGTTTCCGCCTTCTCCCGCTCTTTCAGCAGTTTATCTGCAATTCTAATCGCCTGAATTATTGGCGCATCTTCATTTACGCCTTGTGCCAGCGCTATTCTACACACGCCTAGTGCTTGATTTACGGTTTCTCTATCTTTCTGCGTCATCGTCTTGCGCCTCCTGTTCTAATTCTAAATTATAAGTTAGTACTAAAGCGCCTTTAGGTTTGTCATCGAAATCTATAACTGCGCTTCCTCCTGATTTTGCCACTTTTTTTACTAATCCTTTTTTGCCCGCATAAATCGATAAGGAAGATTGGTTGTACACAACTCTATCTCCTACTTTAAATTTCGGCGTCATTCCCCATCCTCCTCGCAATACCGTATTAACCATAGTCCAGGCACATTTCCATTCTGACCACACTTGTAAAATTCTAGCTCTTTCTCTAACTCCGCAACGCTTGCATGTTCCTCTGGCGTATCGTAAAACCTCGCTCGTGCTTTGCGCGCTTCCAAATCTTCCAATATCGCCTTTTCTAGCTTTTTGTCGAAATTCATTCCGCCACCTCCTGTTCAAGCGCCCAGTTTGTGAACGCAATAATCAAGTGCAAATCAATTGTATATAAGTAAAAATCTATCGTATTTTTTGCTGACCGCTCCTTACTTGCTATTTTAGGTCGATGCTCTGATTCGAAATTGTAGTCGTCGGTATAGAAATTCTTCATCACTTCTAAATCCGTCATTCCTTCGCACACCCTTCCAGCAAGTCTTTATTTTCGTGAATATTTCCTATTACTTCGACTACGCCTATTATCCAAAGGTGCTCACTAGTGGGATCATCGACATCTAACATCGTAAAGCGACCTTTAACAAACTTGATAATGAATTTAGCAATACCGCATATATCCGCTAAAACAATATCCCCCTCAAAAATCTTGTTGCCGTTTTTGTCTTTTAAGCCTGTGTACTGTCCGCGTGTTTCAGGATCGATTTCATATTTCGCCCAATGTTCGCCAGCATCTTCGACAATCTCATTCCCGTACATTTTTGGCGCCCAAGTTGTAAACTCCTCTATCCAGTATCCGTACGCTTCAACGTATGATCCATACGCCCATTCTCCGTTATCCAGCCGTTTCCCTCTAAACTCAATCGGTCTCATTCGACACCTCCTTTAAAAAGTCCGTAATAGTTACGACTTGATTATCGACTAATAACAGGAATGCTGCTGGGTCTTTGTATACGACGTCTTTGCGTGCTTCCTCGCGATTTTTATAAGTCTTGAGAACTTCTCCGTTCCATTCCGTTAGCTGTATGCTCATGTTCGCGCTCCTCTCCTCTATGTGGCGCATCCTTTATCTCGCCTATTTTCCGCTCACATTCTGCACAGTAAATAAATTTGCTTGCTGGCTTAAGAACGATGTTATCAGGTTCTACATATTCCGCCTCGTCTTCGGTCATGTCCTCCCCGTCAAAGTGATAGTAATGTCGAATAGGCTCCTCTAATTTCACTTTTTCGAAATAGCCTTTATTACTCTTGCAATACTTGCACTCCATCACGCCTCACCCTCTCCTAATAGCGCCCACTCACCGCTATTTACACGCTCATTGATTTCTGTATTCATCATCGACCAATGATCGCCTTCATACGCTTTAGTGAAAAATGAGATAAACGCGGAATACTCTGACCATTGCGGAATAATTGTGATGATATGCCCGTCACCGTCTCTTACTGCGACTTGCTGCGTTTGTTCTTCGATTTTAAAAACGTTCACTACGTCCCAAGTTCCGTCGCCCGTTTTTTTAATTACCTCGCCACTTTCTAATTTATCTAACAGTTTTTGACTACTGTTCTCGCCTAGTCGGAATTTTACTCGAATTAAATGTTGTGATACTTCTCCATGCTTCCTTACTAATTGCACGGCTTCTTCATATAATTCATCAATATTTGTCATCACGCCTCACCCTCTCCTATATCTTGAAATGAGTAATACACATTTACCGTGAACATTTGTGATTTTGATTTTACGACTCTATCAAGCGCCTTAGTTGCGCATGTTGAGCATAAATCTAAGCGTTTAACCCCAATGTTTCCGCCATATTTTCGATGGAAATTACCGTACTCGTCAAGATGTCCGATATTTAAAACTGCCACAGTCATCTTTGCTATTGGGAATCCGTTTTCCTCGCTCCTTCTGCAAGTATCGCACTCTACATGAGTAGTGATTGTTTCAGTCCTCAAGCGCTTCACCCTCCAATCTCTTCAACTTTGAAAAGTCGCTTGTCGCAAATGATGCAATACGCATATTTACTTTGCGTTGTAAACAAAGGTTCGTGAAAATGTGAATTATCTTTTTCCTGACCGTTAAAATTATGATGCCATTCCCCACTACCTGAAAATCGATTTTTAATGTAATAACCCTCGTCTGAATAACAATGTGGACACTCACTTATTGGCGCTTTTTGCTCGTTCATTCGTCATCGCTCCCTTTCATGATGTAAACGCAATTACAAGGCTGTAATCTGAGTTCTTGATTTTTCTGATTATCTCACCTCGGTAATAATCCTCAAAAATCTGCATTTGCCAAACATATTCTTTATCATCAAAATATTTTAGCTCTACATCGTCGCTGCCTTGCTCTTCATATCCTTCAAAATCAAGGCTTTCAGTTTGCTCCATTGTGAATTGACATGAAAAGTCCTCTTCGTAAGAATCCATGACTTTTTTTAATTCGCCTAGAAAACTATTTATAGTCATCCTTCGTCCTCCTCAACCGGCACTACCTCGCCGCCTATACGGTCAGCTACTTCATTTGCAACCTCATCACTTTCGAACTTATGCGCTCTGTCTAAATTGTCGTCAATCGTAAACGTAGGTTGTGTGCCATCTTCGCCCCAACTAACGAAATACAAGTCGTTGATTTTCACATGATATTTCATTCTGTGTCCTCCTCAACCGGCACGGCGAAAGCCCAGTAACGCTCGTCGATGGATTTTATGGTCGCTTCGTTTAATTCCGATTTAAAATCTTCTGAAAAAGCTATTTTAGCGCTAAAAACTACACGTGTTTCATCACTTGTAATATCGTGTTGTAGATACGCAAAATTAGTTTCTAAGTCTGCTGAATCTTCGTCCCAAGTAACGTAAGGTAATTTCACGTAATAAAGTGGCTCCTTTTCGACTGTGTAGCCGTCTAACCAAGCGCGTGCGAATTTATCAGAGTGCCAAGCTACCCAATTTACGAGTTCATCCGCTAAAATATTTTTATCAGAATCAGGATGCAGGATTTGTCGTATCGCCCAATAAATAGTCAATTGTCGATTATTTTTTATATAGACGTCAACAAATTGCGGCACGACTACTAACGCTGGTGCGGGGGCAAGGTCAATATTACATCTAAGAAAGTTCCCTTTACTAGTTTCAATACAATGATTAGCGCAATTCGGTGTGCTACTTATAATAGTGCCGACTTTATGTTCATTGTTATAAACAAACTGCACGCGATCGCCTACGTTAAATTTTTGTGTCATGATTTACACCTCTTCCCAAATATCTTCGACTTTACAGTTAAGCGCCTTCGCTAATGATTTCCATTCATATGTTTTACGCGGTTTTCGACACGGCATTTTTCCTTGCTCTATCCTTGATATAATAAGTTCAAAGTGACCTTCACAACCAACATCCTCTATTTCAGATGCTTTATACGATAACTCGCTAACGGATAATCCTGCTCCCTCACGCTTGATTTGTAGCTTAGATTTGCCTAATGTCATACTTGTTCCTCCTTCAATTCTTTAATTTCCAAATTGTCGTTCAACATGTTCGAGTCCAGCCAATCAGGCTCTCCACGGTCACCATCGTAAAACTTTTTCTCGGCTTCTTCTTTCGTTGCAGCTTCGATTACAGTCGTCATTAGCGTTTCTTCCGTCCATTTCAGTTTGTATTCTGGCATCAGCTTTCCACCTCTTCTTTCAAATTCTTTAAAATATGAGCAATCACATCAACCGTCCAGGCGTTTCCGATCACTTTTTCAGACTGTCGGAATGATAGCATTTGAGTATATCCAACCGGCAACGTCTGCCCTAACTCTAATTCTCGTGTGCTCAGGTACCGACAAAACCCATCAAACTCAACTAGCCCGCTGTTTTTCCAACGATCTTGCTTTAATGTGATGCAGTTTATTTTCTCTGCTGCGGTGACATTTTTACAACTTCCGCTTACTCCGCTCCCCCACATTTTTAAACGTGATGGTGTATCTTTGACCTTGAATCTTTGTAAATACTCTGCGTCATTATCCTTGAAATCTTGGAAATTCACTTGTTGATCTTCCGGCTGACTTACACCAGGGATATTCGTCCAATACAATCGTTCTCTGTTTTGATAACTTACCAAGTTGCTGTTAATCAAAATTGGCTGCACGCCAAGTTCTCGACTTATGACCTCCTCGTGTTTCTTATCCATTCGCACATTTTCAAGAAGAAAGAAAGTTGGCTTTCGTGTTCTCAAAACTTCTAAATATCGCCAAAACAGTTGGCTTCTATCTCCTTCTAATCCCTCGCCTTTACTACTGTTAATTGTTCTCCCACGACTCAAATCTTGACAAGGACTACCACCAATTAGCAAATCTATTTTTGGTAAATCCCAAGCTTCATGACCACTGATATCTCCAAGTTGGATCGTATTAGGATAGTGATACTGCGTTACTTTGATCGGCGTTTTATCTATCTCACTAGCAAAGTATTGATCTACCGCTATCCCTGCTCTTTCAAGCGCCACTTGCCCACAGGATATGCCATCAAAAAGGCTTAATACTTTCACTCGCTCACCTCATCCTCAATCAAATGCTCCGTCGGAAACGTAAAGGCTTCGATTTCGGCGCGGGTGAACTTACTTTTCCAAGAATCAGTTTCAATTGCACTAGCGCTCCAAATAGGTTTAATGATTCCGTCATTATTGAAGTTCAAATAATAATCCGTAATCGGACACTTAATACGCCATTTCTTCGGTTCTTCGCGTTCGTCTAGCGGTGTTGATGCGTATGCTGTCATTAGTTCGAATAATTCAGCTACTGCTTCTCTGCCTAATGCTGCGTGGGCATCCATATAAATTCTCATCACGTGTTCGCGTCTATTATTAACAGTAGCGATAGTACAATTCGATTCAGCTACTCGAAATCCTTCTTTCGTTTCGTAAGCCGCCAAACCCATTTCCTCTAAAATCGCCTTTAATTCGCTTGTTTTCATCAATTAACACCTCGCATATCAAATGATATTAGTAAATCATCGATGCTATCTTTTAACGCTTCGTAATCCTCTAAACGAACGAAATCACCAGTCAATTCATCATCGGTAATCATTTCTTCATCGAAGGTGTCAACATCTTGATCTGCTGCCAATCTAATCGAATCCAGTTCATTTTCCATATCTTCAACCTCTGAACTAATGTAATCTAGTAAATCATCAAATTTTGTTTTCATTGCTATTTCCTCCAATTTCGGCTATTTTTTCTTCTTAAAAATCCCGGTATGTTTTAAATGCTCGTACATTGCATTATTGGATTTGTGAAAATATCGAGCGATTTCACGAATCGTAATGCCTTTATCTTTCATTAGTTGAAAATGAGTAGCTTTTAAGTCGTCAAACTCAAGTCCCCAAGCTATTTCTTGAATAATTTGACTGGCGATAGATGCGCGTTTTGCATGGTCTCTTTCCGCCATAAGTTTCTCTAGTTCTGTTTGTAACTTTGACACGCTTTTCCCACAGTTTCCGTTTTTTTGTAGAGCTATTATTTCGCGCAAGATTTCAAGCTGCCTTTTTTTATTGCTAGGTAAAATTGTGGTAGGTCTATCTAAAAGCTTCGCCATTTAAAAACCTCCTATAAGCCCTTTTAAGCGATTATTTTCTCCCGACATGTAAATACTCATAAAATATGTTTTCGTTCGAAATTCGACCGCCTCCGTCGATATTTACGCTATAAAACTTCTGTGGCGATGAATAGATTTTGTTCTAGGTCGTATTTGATGCAGTAAGTGCAAATGTCGCGTCCTTTTGCTCGCAAAGTGACTTCGCCGTTATAAAATGACTGTTCTTCTCGCACCCATTTAGCGCTGACCTTAGTTTTATCCTTGATTTCGTCTACAATTTTTTTCAGCAATCCTTGCAATTCTCCTAGCGGTATCTTTCTCCCCTTCAACATTGGCTTTACAAGTTCATTGATTTCCATCGTGGTTTCGCTAATCGTTTGACTCACGCCCGCGCCTCCTTCAATTTCCGCTTCATTTCCGCTACTTTCCGCGCCGTTTCCTCTGGCGTTTCCTTCTGCTCTGGTTCTGCCTGTTGCGGTGGTAGTACCTCTGGATTGTCGAACCAGTTGGGTAATTCTTCTTTGCGCCCATTGCCTTTTTTACTTTGCGATGAGTTCGCCTTTTGCTTTTCAAAAGCCTGTTCAGCAGCATTCACTTTCTCGATCGTCGTCAAGTTTCTGCTAACCCAATTACGCAATATGCCATCAACGTATGCGTAACTTGTTTTATTATTTCTAGCGCCTATCTCAATTGCTTTTTTCACAACTTGCACGTCGGTATCCTCAACCCACTTTTCTATGCCTTCCATCACGATTGGATTTTCTTGGCAAATTGAAGTTTGAAAAAAAGTATGGATATCGAACGACGACGACTTTTCTTTTTCTTCTTGTGGTAGTTCTTCTTCTAGTTCTTCTTTTAGTTCTAGTTCTTCTTGCGATTCAGTATGGATACTATATAGATACTCTATAGATAGACTATCCGTCTTATGCCCTTGTGATTTGGCTTGTTCGACGTAATTCCTTGCAAATGCTAGTGTTTTGACGTTTTTAAGCTCCTTGTTTACAAGGGAAATCACCTTGGGACTACTCGACCAGTTATATTTGCACCAATTTAGCAACATAAGTTCGTTTTTTGACTCTGAAAATAGTATTTTTTTATATGAAATAAACTTATTAAGCAGTATAGATACTCTATCGATACTGTATCCCAACTCTATTTCCATGATTTTTTTAGGTATCTCATAGATGCCAATTTGATTCGTTTTGCTGTTAGTCATGAGGTAAATGTAAAAATATTTCTCTTCCGGCGTTAAATCCAACACGAACGGGTCTTGCCAGAAACTCACGTGTATTTGTCTGTAGATTGCCAAGTTTATCCCTCCTTGCTCAAGGGGCTAAAACGCCCCTCACATGCTGATTAAAACGGTAAATCGTCGTCACTAATATCTATCGGCGTTCCCGTGCTGAATGGATCGCTATTACCTTGCTGACGGCTGTTTTGTGGATTTGGTTGGTTATTGCTTTGATTCGCGTTTGATTGCCGTTGCGGGGCTTCCTGTGAGTTCTTAGGCGGCAGTTTCAAAAACATTACATTCACTTCTACCTTATTCACCTTGTTGCCATCCTGCCCGGTATAACTTGCATCAACTAGAGAACCTGTAACCGTAATGTTTTGCCCTTTTCTTGCGAAGTTCGCTAAAGATTCTGCGGTACCTTTCCACGCGACAATCTTTAAAAATATGACTGGCGTTACTCCATCCCTTGGAATGCCGTTACATGCTATTGTTGCATTAGCTACAGCCAACCCGTTTTGCGTATATCTTAATTCTGGATCAGCGGTCAAATTCCCACTAGCTACAATTGTATTTACATCTGCCATTTTTCAGCCTCCTATTTTAGTAGTTCTCCAACTTCTATTGTATCATTCAATACTTTTGAAAATCGGCAATAATCGCACTTATTACACCTTGTTGGGGCGACCTCTCCAGCCTTTAATTTCAGGATTCGCGGCATCTCTTCCGCAACATACAAATACTCAAAATCGAACCTCGTTGGGTCAAAGTCGATGACCGCTTTATCGCACGGCGTCTGCTTCGTGACAGCAACGATATAGGGGGAAAAGTTACCGCCGAATTGTTTCTCTATCATCTGCTTGTAGATAGCCATTTGTAGCACATAATCGTAAGCCTGAATAAATGAAACCCAACCATTATATTTATCGCTCCAGAACCGTTTATAAAGCTCGGCCGTCGTCTTAAGGTCCGTGAATCTGGAATAGTCTTTATTCAACACATCAATCTTGGCTTTCCATTTAGCGCCGTATAAATCCGCTTCAATAATGACCTCTTTCTCGCCATCCATCGCAAACATGGAAAGCTGGTCGTTTTTAACCGTTTCAATCATCCGATCCGCTGTTTCAAAATCCGAGTATTTCGAACCGTTCTTTTTAAATATCACGACGTTATTGGCTTCTACAAACTCGCTGTGAACCTCTTCTGACTCAAAGGCACTATGAACGTAATTGCCAACTAAAAACGCTTGTTTCGCCTCCTGCGTCCACGAACCGTTGATTTCTGCTAATGTCCGCGCCTCACAACTCATAAAAGACTTGAATTGTGAGACCGACATATATTCCTTGTTCATTTCTGGTGAGTAATAGTTATCCTTCGTTAGTTTTCTCTGGCTCATTTACCGCACCTTCTTCTACATCTGCCTTAACATCTTCCTTAGCCGCTAACTCCTCTTTGAGCTTGCTAGGCGCATCTTTCTTGGTTGATTTATCAAAATAATCCTCTACTTTCGCTAGGCCGTCTTTGATGCTGTTAAAAATATTCCGTGCTTGAACCATATCGAATTCCGTAAATGTTGATGTCCCATAACCGAATCGATTTTCAATCTGTTCTTGTGTGACGCCATAGCTCTCTTTGAACATAGCTAACATCTTGCCAATCCTATCTTTCAGCGGGATATCGCCCCCACCGCTTCGTACAGTTTCATTACACTGCGCCACTGCCTTATCTACAATATCGCCTGGTATAATACCTAACAGGCATGAACGCAATCTTCTAGCCCCCATATTCGCAACTAATTCGTATATGTCTCGCTCGTCTGTGAGTTTTTGAATGCCTTTTTTAGTTGATCTAACGTGCGGAACCGTAAATTCTTTTTGAGTTCTCGTATTCGTTTCCATATCCCAGGCATATGCAACCGCTGTGGATTCACCATCGCGACGTTCCAACTCTTTCACACCAAAGCTGATATTTCCCCAGTTTTGCGCCAAAACCTCCGCTAACCGAATCGATGGGCCAACTACTTTTTGACCGCCACGGGGATAAGAGTAAACAGCCGTTTCTGCTAATGTTAGCCGTTTGCAAGCATCCATAATGCGTTGTTCTGACTGGAACACATTGCGAGGCATGTTCTGCGCCATAAATATCTGACCTTTTACCTCTTCCATTTCTCTACTAGCTGCCACTACCGTAGCCGCGTTATTACCTTGATTATTAAATTGATTCGTTAATTCATTCATTTAGACACACTCATTTCTTGGAATTTTTTATCAAGCTGAAAATATATATCGATCATTTCGTTGTACACCGATGAACCTTCTAACGCTTCCTGATGTCGCTTAAGCCAGTTGTAAACCGTGCTGATTTCCTCGTATTCGTGAATCGTCGTCTTAAATCCGTGATGTTCCACTTCGAACCACATTGCTATCGCCTCCATTGCTTTTTTATGCGGGAGTATGTATAATAAAGTTATCTATTCTTATACATGCACTCCCTGTATGTGTTTCGCTCACTCTGTAAAGTGAGCTTTTTTTATTGCTCGTAGAAAACCATGGTTGTTAAACTTTAATCCGCATATCGTGCAAAACGCATGGTCCGACTTTATTTCCTCATTCCTGCATCTTGGACAACATAGTTTATCTTTAGCACAATGCCAGCAAATTCTCGTGTGCCCAGGTGGTTCTTGCCCTTCTAAAATGTCATCGAACATTGCTCCGCAACTCTCGCACAAAGTACCATCTAAATGCATATCTGTTATTTCACCCATGTTTATAACCTCCTCAAATGGCTTATCGTGTCGTTTAAATGGCTGTATAGCTACTTTATCTTCTGAAACGTCGTATCTTTCTATTAAAATATCCGCTATTTTACGATGCACTTTGTCCGTCCGTTTCACTCTCAATTCGTCCATTCTCTTCACGTCCTCTCAAATCTTCCATATACTCGTCATGCCACGCTTGGCTGTTGCGGTTGCGTAACTCCCAGTACTCTTCATTTGCCATTAAATTCTCAACTGATCCTGCGTACATCTGTTTCACCTCACAATTTATTTATCACCGTTACACCTACCATCAGAACGAAGGCGGATAGCACGATGGCCGCAATCACTAGCAACCATATTTTCGTATCTTTCGCCAGTTTAATGTCCCCATTCTCGTCCTCATGTCCGCAAAAGAAAAAGTTTACTAGTGCTGAAAACATTGCTCTACCTCCTCGTATTCTTCTGATTCCAAATATTCGGCATAGCTTTTAAATGTCTTATGGCCAGTTTCTACAAGCGGCATACTACCTATTGTTCGATTTGAAGAAACCGTACCGGTCTGATAGTTCAAAACGATTGTAATGTCGCCTATGTCATGATGGCGCTTAAATGTTCTCTTCTTCCATTTCGTCATCTTTTTTCCTCTTTTCACGTATGATAATTGCGGTATCAACACATGCCGCTATCACGATAACTTGTATTACCCAGCCTAGCATTGTGAACATTTTTCTTTCACCTCTTTATCTTTTTCAGCGTATAAATGTTTGTTGTTTTTCATGAACTCGATTACCTCGTCACGTGGATACCTTGCGCGTATTAATTTGATTTTCGGGAAATCTCTACGGCGCACTAGTTCAGACACTTTTGCCGATTTTATCTGATACATCTTTTCAATATCTGTAGTTTTGAGCGCTTCCGGATATTGATAATACTTTTTGGCATCCTCAACACCATGCATATAAGCTTTTTCAGCAACTTGCGCAAGCAATTCACTTAGTATGTTTCGATCCTCAACTGCAAGTCTTACCTCCATTTAAAACACCTCAAATCCATCCGAATTTTTCCCAAACTTTTTCACGTTCTAATACTTGATTTTTTAAATCGATATTGTAGTCTTCACTGATTATCGCTAGTGTCGTGTTTATGATTGCTGATGCGTCTAGCATTTCTCGCATTACGTTTACAACCACTTGCCGTTGCTCTGGACTGATTTTCGGGATAGGCGAAGCAAACGTATCTAATGACTGCTTAACGCTCTCTACCGCCTCCGTCGCCTCTCTTGCGAAGTGATGGAGCAAAGACATCTGGTGCTTATCTATTTTTTCGAGTATGCACGGTAAAAATCCGCCGCTAAATTCGTGTAGAAGCATGAAATTAGCCTCTGCATCGTTGTATTTTTGCATATATAGTCTAGCTGTCTGCTTTGATACTTTTCTTTTTCCGTTCGCCTGTTGGCTCACTAGCGCTTGTGTTATGTGATTGTCTAGCGCTATCTCCTTTTGCTGATGCTTCTTAGTTAATGTCGTTACCGCTTTTGGTGCGAAAACTGACTCTTGTAATACATGTGCCATGATTTTCCCCATTCTGTTATTTTATTGATGGGCGTATAACACGATTACGCGTTATGATTGTTTTAGCCCCTTTGATATATGAGCGCCTGTTGTGGTAGGCATGGCGCTCAATGTGCTTCTCGCTCATTTAAAGGTGTTTTTGTGTAAACTTCCAGCAAATTTAATAGCTGCGCCTGTGTATCTGCTCCTAATTTTAAGAACTCTTTATTAAGATAGAAATCTTTGTAATGCTTCGATTCTTTAATTGAATAGAAGTCGGCAACATTATCACCACTTTTCACATTAGTTACCATGAAAAAGTTTTCGCTCTTTCCTTGGATTAGTTCAAATCCTAATGAATTTAATCTGTTCCTAAGTTCAATTGCTTTCATTTTGCTCCTCCTCACATCATATTTATGCTTCTTGATACGTAGATTGTTTTTCTTTCAAAAACCTATTTACAAAGTACAACTGACCTTTTCCGGTTACCTTTGTCGTCTTGCCAATTGTTATAGAACCATCTGAACGATTAATTGATGTTTCAATTATTTCAAACCAACCGCGTTCCATACTGTATTGTGTTGGCATATTCCAATCTGTCCCTTGGCGTTTGATTAAATAGTTATTTGTACGCATCCATTCGAATAATCGTTGTTGCCCTATATCTACGCCATTTTGCTTAAGGATTTTTGCCAGTTCTCTGATTAAAATAGATGTTTTGCTTGTTGATACAGCATCTGCGAATAATACTTTAGGCTTTTGCCGTTCGATTACTTCAAGCGCCTGTTTCTTTTCTTCCTGCTCTTCAATCCATTTTTGTGCTCTTGCAATTGGATCTTCAATCATGTACGAAAATGCTGGATTGCTGGCTAGATTTCGCGCCTGCTTCTCTACTTCAATGAAGTATTTTCGAATCGCTCGGCCCATTTCGTTGTTTTGAACCATTGCCAGTTCTTTGGCACAATCTATTGTTAGTAGATATTCGGTGCGCGGACGGCCGTTTGAGGTTTTCCCCAAAAATGGGGAAAAGTCTTCACCCTCTAAAAAGTCGTACTGTTCTATCCGCTGCTTGATCCAAGTCGTAAAATCTTTACCAACCATTAAACTGGTATGAAGTTCTCTTGCATTAACAAATTTATCTCCGTTCTCATTTTCGAGAACTGGCAACATTTCATTAGCGATTACTTTTAAATTTGTCATTTTACACCCTCCTGTAATACAAGAATTACATTTTTGCTAAAAAAAATATCATCGATAGTAGCATTCAGTTTTTCGTCATCATCGTTCAAAGCGTCCTTTATTTTCTTCATCGCCAACGCTGATGGTACAACCTTGTTGTTGCAAATTTGATTTATTGATTGCCTTGAAATCCCTGTTTTTTTAGCTAAGTCGTTTTGTGTTATGTTCGCAGATCGCATATATGCGGCTAGATTGTTCTCCATCATTTTCACCTCCATCGCTTGTTTATAAACCAATAGTACATCATGTATTACATAATGTCAACCAAGAATTACAATAATCTCATTGTTTTTTTGTAAACCGCGGGTTACAATTACTTTAAAATACGTATAGATGGGGATTTTTATGAAAAACTTGAGCGAAATAGTAAAAGAATTAAAAGGTCAAGATTCTTATCGTGAAATGTCAGAAAAGACTAAGATAAGTCATAATTATTTAAGGAATTTAGTAAATGGGTATGACCCAAGAACCAAAGCTCCTATCCAACCGTCCGTTGACACTCTAAAAAAGCTATCTAAAGCTTATATGTACAGCTATACAAAACTTTTAGAAGCTGCCGGTTATATAGATGAACTAGAAAAAATAGAGCTACCAAATGATGATTTCACGGAAACAGCAAAAAGAATAGCTGCATTGAGAGAAGAAAAAAATCTTTCGCTTTCAGAAGTTGCAGAGCAGTTAGAACTTGACGAGGCAACCTATTCTAAGATTGAAGATGCCAAAATTGAGCCTACTGGAATGATTCTAAAAAAAATAGCGTCTCTATACTACGTTTCCACAGATTACTTATTAGGGTTAACAAATAGTAAGAATTGGCACTCGCAAATCGAAGGAAGCGATTTCGTTAAATCATTTGAAGAAAGCTCGAGTGCTCAAAAGTTTGTATCAGAATTAACTGAATCAAATATAAAGGACCTAGAAAAATTAGAACAACTTTGGCGTGTAATGCACGAAAAATAACGCCTCTACTTTTGCAGAGGCGTTTTATATTTTAATTTTTTGTTAGTCTCCCGTGTAAAAATATCGCGATTTCTAACGCAACACCTTTAGGTACTTTTTCTTTTTCTAGTTTTTGCAATAACATTTCATCTTGTTTTGCCCTTTGTATTAAATCAACTATTTCTTTATAAAATGATTGATCTAAATATGTTTCTCCTTTTTCACCTAAATCCCGATTTGATGTCTCACTCATCCTAGCCACTCCTAAATTATTATAAATTTTCCCCTTTTCAATGTTAATTTTTTTTCTTGTATGTTAGACTTGTTGTGTGTTCGAGGCTTACGCTTTCTTCGCGCAATCTTGTCGGGATTGAGGAGAGTGCAAGCTTCGGCTTTTTTTACTTACCCGCTAAAGACGATGTGAATCATTGGTTGAATGGTAATAAGTAGAGCGCTTGCAACAATTATTTTGCTAATCAATTTTTTCTTAATATTCATGTTATCCCCCCTCTCTAGTTTATATAATAGCATATATCTAGTTTATTTCCCCAAAAACTACACTTTTTTATAGTTTTTATTTGAAAGGGTTGATTTCAGTGCAGTCATTTGACAAAAATATCGGTGTTACTATCAAAGAAATTCGTGAAAATAAACGTATAAAACAAAAAGAATTAGTTGGTGGCATTATTTCAATGTCAAACCTTTTGAAAATCGAAAAAGGCGAATCAACTCCTTCATATGACAAAGTCGTTTTATTATGTAACAAACTCGGCATTACACTAACCGAACTTATTTATTGCCATAACAAATATGGAGTCACCGCCAAAGAGGAAATCATCCAAGACTACAGACGCCTTAAAAATTCTCTTGAGGATGATCCCTTCACTAATCTCATTAATAAAATAGACACATACCTTCATTCAAATCCACCTGACTATCAGATTACAGAAATGAAGGCAGTGCTACTCGCAGCTCTATCTGTCAACAAGACGCAAAAATTTGACGAAGCGAAAGAGTTAGTTAAACCGATTTTGGAACGTTTGCAAAACCAAAACGAATGGTATCACTTCGATTTAATGATTATTTCTCAATCAATATATATTTTCTCTGAGGACGATGCAAAAGAAACCATAATGACACTGATAAACCAAGCTGATAAATACAATTATTATGTAGACAACAATCAGCTTAAAATATCAGTTCTAATGAACATATGGCTGTATTTAAAAATTAATCATTCTATATTGGCCTCAGAACCTTATATTGATGAGGCAATACACTTGTGCAAAGTTCATCGAAACTTACCGCTTGAGTATACAGCATACTCAAGGAAAGCGGAAATCGAAATGCTTAAGGGAAATAAAGACGTCGCCTATAAATTAATAGACAAATCGCTCGGTTTTTTTAAATATATTGAGGACGATAAACTATACAACGATATCAAGCGTGATTGGGAATTATTCTTAGAGAATATTGATGTTTATAAATACACTAAAGAATTGGAAATCGGAATTTAGAGTATTATATAGCTGATTTAAATATAAATAAAAGGGAGAGAACGGGATTATGTTTACATTTGGAGCAATTTTAGCAACAATTTTTCTATTTATTTTTGGTGTTTTTCTGATATGGGGGTTAATTCAATTATTCCGAAAGAAAAGCACAAGAAAACCATTTTTGCTTTCTGGAATTTCATTAGCTGTTGCAGTAGTGGGTATTGTGCTAGTTTTCATTTATCCAGCACCGCCAGTTACACAAAGCACAGCCGAAAAGGCTGAATCGAAGACGATAAAAGAGGATGATAAAGTAAAAGAGGCCTCTGATCAAAAGAAAAAAGCTGAATCAGAAGATAAAGATAAAAAAGAAAAACAAGCTGCAGAACTCAAGAAAACACAAGCACTAGAAGAATCTAAAAAATTAAAAGAGCAACAGGCTAAAGAAGCAGAATTGGAAAAGAAAAAAGAAGCTGCTGAATTAGCTAAAAAGCAAGAACAAGAGAAAATAGCGCTTGAGGAACAGAAAAAGAAAGCTGCTGAACTGGAAGAAAAGAAAAAACAAGAAGCTAAGAAGAAGGCTGCCACTACACCGGTTCCCCCTGCTGACACTGTTTACGGCCAATTACCCAAAAAGAAGCTAACGAAGAGAAGTTCTGAACTATATAGCGATGAAAAAAACGGAATTACTTATATAGTAGGCGATAACAACAATATCTTTCAAGTTGAAGTAGATTTCGATATGGCCCTGGGAATAAATATCGAAATGGATAAGAGCTTTCTGGTGGAGCACGCTATGGATTACATGGCCGACGATGCAACCCTGATTCAAACTAAATCAGACAGAGATTTCGTCTACGAATCAAAAAAATATAAAAAGAAATATGATGTCTTATTCGTTAATGACAATGACGAAAACATAGTCACTCGTGTGATTGTTTCGAAGCATATGTAAGAATCGCCCTACCGGGCTTTTCTTTTTAGCTAAAACAGAGGAACGAAAGGATTTGTTAATATGGCATCTTATCGAAAGAGAAATGGCACATGGGAATACAGAATTCGATACACTGATCCGGCAACTGGAAAGCAAAAAGAAAAATCAGTTGCAGGATTCAAAAGAAAAGCAGATTGTATAGAAGCCGCCGCGGAAGCTGAGAAGAAAATAAAAAGCGGGCACTTCAATTCAGACGATAGCGTTCTATTCATTGAGTATGCGGAGAAATGGCTTGCTAACTATGCAATCAACAATAAAGAAAGCACTGTTCGGCCGCGGAAAATAGAACAGAAAAGGCTTGTAAAGCAATTCGGTTATATCAAAATAAAACAAATTACGTCAATTATGTATCAAGACTTCCTAGACGAACTCAATAAAATCTATGCAACAAATACAATTAGCGGCACTCATTCAGTAGCCAGAATGATTTTCAAAAAAGCATATCAGGATAACATTATAGATCGCGACCCGACACTATACGCCATCCTGCCTAAAAAATTAGAAACCGCCCAAGACATCCAAAACAAAATATCGAATCCAGGTAATAAAAACATCGAGATAGATAAAATCAAGCTTATATTGTCTACAGCTAAAGAAAAAGGGTTAGAAGATGATTATGAAACGTTTAGTTTGCTGGCCTCTACTGGAATTCGTATCGGTGAACTTATCGCTCTAAAATACGATGATTTAAAATCACAAAATGGAAAATACGAAATTGTTGTTACTAAGACTCTATATAACCCTAAAAATAATATGAAGGAGTATACACTCCTTCCACCCAAAACGAAAGGTTCTATACGATCTATAGATATTAGTAAGGAGCTGTACGATTTAATCGCCAGCCTTATTAAAAAGCAAAAAGCAATAAAATTAGCCGCTGGGGAATCCTATCATAATGAAAAGTTCATTTTCGCTAAAACAAATGGATACCCTCAAAACGCTAAACAAATTGCTAACCGGTTACGGCGACTCTTAAAACTTTGTGAAATCGAAGAAAATTATACCCCGCATAGTTTTAGACACTCTTACGCGACCTTATTAGAAGAATTACAACTACCCCAAGTATATATACAAAAACAACTTGGTCATTCCTCTTTCGAGACGACACAAAGCACATATATTCATATAACAGACAACATAAAGAAAGAAGCCTCTGCCAAAGTAAATAATCTGGCGAAAAGCTTCCTTCAATAATTTTTTGCAATTTATGTGGGCTAAAAGTGGGCTAAATCAATTTTTCAGGTGAAAATAAACCCGTTAAACATTGATATAAAGCCAATTCACTTCTAATTGTTACATCATGCCGCCCATTCCACCCATTCCCATATCAGGAACGCCGCCGCCAGCGTTTTCGTCTGGACGGTCTGCAACGACTGCTTCTGTTGTAAGAAGAAGTGCTGCTACGGATGATGCGTTTTGTAATGCGGAACGGGTTACTTTTGTTGGATCGACAATGCCTGCTTCGATCATGTTTACCCATTCGCCGTTTGCTGCGTTGAAGCCTACGCCGATTTTTTCGTTTTTCAAGCGTTCTACGATAACGGAGCCTTCTAAGCCTGCGTTATGCGCGATTTGGCGAACTGGTTCTTCTAGTGAGCGAAGAACGATTTTCACGCCTGTTGCTTCGTCGCCTGTTGCTTCGATCGCTGCGACTTTGTTGTATACGTTGACAAGGGCTGTACCACCACCGGATACGATTCCTTCTTCAACGGCTGCACGTGTAGAGTTTAGCGCGTCTTCAATGCGAAGTTTACGTTCTTGTAATTCAGTTTCTGTTGCTGCGCCGACTTTAACGACCGCAACACCACCTGCTAATTTCGCAAGACGTTCTTGTAGTTTCTCTTTGTCAAACTCGGATGTTGTTTCTTCCATTTGGGCGCGTAATTGGTTCACACGAGTCGAGATTTGTGGGCTGTTTCCAGCGCCCTCTACGATTGTTGTTGCTTCTTTTGTGACCATGACTTTAGCCGCGTTACCAAGTTGTTCCATTGTTGTTGTTTTCAGCTCTAAGCCTAGTTCTTCAGTGATTACTTGGCCGCCAGTTAGGATACTGATATCTTCTAGCATCGCTTTACGACGATCGCCGAATCCTGGTGCTTTCACTGCGACAACATTGAACGTACCGCGTAATTTATTTAAAACGAGCGTTTGTTGCGCTTCGCCTTCTACGTCTTCTGCGATAATAAGAAGTGGGCGATTTTGCTGAACCACTTGCTCTAAAATTGGCAGGATTTCTTGCGTGTTGTTGATTTTTTTGTCGGTGATTAAGATATATGGATTTTCCAAAACGGCTTCCATTTTATCTGGATCAGTCACCATGTACGGGCTCGAGTAGCCACGATCAAACTGCATACCTTCTACTACGTCCAGTTCCGTTGCAAAACCTTTAGACTCTTCAATCGTGATAACGCCATCGTTTCCAACGCGTTCCATGGCTTCTGCGATCAGTTGACCGACTTCTTCGTCGCCTGATGAGATTGCAGCAACTTGAGCGATCGACTCTTTGCCTTCGATTGGTTTTGAGATTTCTTTTAGTTCTGTGATTGCTGTGGCTACGGCGCGCTCGATTCCGCGACGAATTCCAACTGGGTTAGCGCCAGCTGTGACGTTTTTTAGGCCTTCTTGAATCATCGCTTGTGCTAAAACAGTCGCCGTTGTTGTTCCGTCACCGGCAACGTCATTTGTTTTGCTAGCTACTTCGGATACTAATTTTGCACCCATATTTTCAAAAGGATCTTCGAGTTCGATTTCTTTCGCGATCGTTACGCCATCATTTGTGATCAGCGGTGAACCGAATTTCTTTTCCAATACGACATTGCGTCCTTTTGGTCCGAGTGTTACTTTTACAGCGTTTGCTAATTGATCGACACCACGAAGCATTGCGCGGCGTGCGTCTTCACTAAATTTAATATCTTTTGCCATTTTTATGATTCCTCCTAATCTAAATTCAGCTTCCTTATTTCCCAGTCCAGCTTCATCGGCTAACTCCTCGAAAACTTCACGCCCTCCACAAAAACCAAGTTCAGG